CAACGTTTTGTTGACTACGGGCATTTGGATGCTGAGGCTGGAAGTGCCGAGAAGCTTGTTGACAGGTTCTTTGACGGTATTGAGAACAAGAATGGTCTCATGTGGGGTGACTCAGTTGGCACATACTTCGATTTTGAAGATTGGATGACCGATGCGAGGAGTGACTTTGGGTGGGGGTTAATTTTGACCGCCTTCCTTTGGTTGTTCTTCTCGTGTTTTGGTCTCCGTGTGATGCTTTTCTGGGATGGTCCTATTGGGATTACTCTTATTCTCTTTGCTCTGACCTGTTGGTACCGAGACACCAAGTTGTTCCGACGTCGTACGGCAAGAGTGGAGAGCCGCGCCAAGCGCAAGTTCATCACTCGCTTTGCGAATAGGTTCAACGAGGGTTTCAATCAAAGCTATGAGGAGAAGAGAAAGCAGATTGTGCGTGAATACCGAGAAAAATACCCTGATGGTCCACCAGAGGCTGGGGGTAATATCTTTGCGTGGGGGATTCAGAGCGTGCGTGGTTACATCATTTGCAAGGCTGCTGCGGGTGCCAACTGTTTCAATTTCCTTAGGGTGGTTGACGCAGGGGTCGCTTGGGGTGCAACTGTGAGTGGCATGGCTGCTGCTGCTGGAGCTTCTGCTAGGTATGCCAACAATGTTCGTCGTACTGGCCTGGGCTACATGCCTAACCGAGGAACACTTGACAAGGCTTTGTTGAAAGCACCTGTTGTTCTTGCTGTCGCACTTCCAGTGTTGGTGGTAAGTATGGTGCTGAATTCAATGCGTCGTCAGGCTATTATCGAGGTGAACATGAAGCCGGTTTCCGAGCGCTTTAAGGGGCGTCAGGAGGCTAAGGGCAAGACGAGTGGAAACACTAAGCTCAAGTCTGGAGTCACCAAAGGTGGCCGAAGGATTTGGGCTTACGAAGATGATGAGGGTGCAGAGATGTTTGTCTTCGAGAATGACGAGGGAGACATAATCACAGGTCCTATGAAGGGCGCTGGTGACTTCCTTTACAATCGTTTCGATGATGAATTTGCAGGCGATAGCTGGACTACAGGCGACGCTGAGGCTGCTGGGTGCCCCGCACCGCTGGCGCGTGTTGGTCGTAAGACCTATGCGTCAGTTTTCAATGGTATGGGATATTCAGCTAAGCCAAAGGTGAAGGCTGCAGCTGTCAATGGGACTACCAAGCCCTCCACTTCAAAAGTCGAAGCTGTCACTGAAGCAGTTGAGACGATAAAGGAGAAGGAGGAGCTGATCAAGAAGGTTGCGAGTGGAAAGGCTGAAAGTTCACTAGGTGGGTGCGGAGTCAACACACAGAAGTGTACCATTTTACGCGTTAGGCGGAAGAGTGATCACAATGTGTGGATGAACGCCCCTGTCTACAGTGGTAAGGTCGTAGTATACAAGCACCTGTCTGGTTCTAAAGAGTTTGATCCAGCTGACTATGAATTTGTTCATGGCGAGCGCGTTTTTGAGCTCCTGACTGGTGGCAAGAAGTCTGGATTTTCAAGAGTCCATGACGACATATTGTTCTTCCCGGCGCCTGATGGCGTCAAGAGCACTAACTTGCCTATTCATCCAGGAGACTATGAGAACACTAACGTCCAGGGCGTTCTGGTTGGCTTTCACACTGTGAAGGACAAGGCTTTCACCGTTTCTGGCGGTGATATCATGGTTCGCTCCAACGAGGAGAAGATTGGTCGTCACACCTGTTCGACTGAACCTGGTTACTGCGGTTCCTTGGTCATTGATGTGAGTCGCCCAAACCCCGTCCTCATGGGATTTCACTCTCATGGGGATGATGGTAGTAGGACTAACGGCTTTTACAAGATTACTGAGGGGTTGAAGATGGAGCTTCGCTCCCTCTCTCTTCCAAAAAACTGAAGGCCCCTGCTACTGGTCTTCTGCGTGCTTGGGTGGATCGTCTTCCACCTACTTATAAGTGCGTAGAGGTTGACCAGGTTGCAGGGGACAGGACACCGGGTATGTCAACTTTGCGTCCTGTTATGAATTTGTTGGATTTTGTTGGTCGTGTTGATAAGCACAGTCTAGTTAAACCCAAGAGAAAAGTTGATGTTCAGTTTCGTCGCTGGTTCGCCCAGCAGGGGAATGATGTCAACGACATCCCCGAGTTCAGGAATGCCAGGTTCACTGGTGTTGAGAGTTACAAGGCTTTTGCTAAGTACGCTCACCCAGAGCCTGTGCTGGATTCTGTTCAGCAGTCTGCGTTTCAGACTGCTATTTCATGGATGTGTCGACAGTTTGGTCCATATATGTCTGGCAGTTCGCTGCTTAAGACTGAGGACATTGTTCTTGGTACGGACGGGAGTGGCAGTCCAGGTTTTCCCTGGAATGTTAATTCTCGTACGTGTTCTGAGTTTTACGAAAGTGCTGATTTTGACGTTTTGGAGAAGTACTGGGACTCTTGTGGTAGCCCGGAAGGTGCTTTTTGTCTTTGGAATTCCTTCTTGAAGGAAGAACTCCGCAAGGTGGAGAAGATAGAAGCCGGGGACATTAGGCAGATTAACGGCTGTCCAGTTGAGTTCAAGGTTGCGATGAACCGATTTTGTTTGGACCAGAATGAGAAGTTTTACGACTCGAATTTGGTTACTGCTAGTGCTGTTGGTATAGTGAAGTTTTATGGGGGCTGGCAACGCCTTTACAAGAAGCTTGCGAAATACCCGTCTGGCTTCGCTCTGGACGTCAAGAGGTGGGACTCACATTTCCCGAGGATGCTTTTCGAGGCTATTCGGGAGTTTAGATTTTCACGCTTGGCTACAGTACACCGCACAAAGCAGAACAAACAAAAGTTTGACAATCTCTATGAACAGATAATCGCTTCGGCGACGGTTCTGAACTGGGGTGAGGTTGTTCAAACACGTCTGGGTAATCCTTCGGGAAGCCCCAACACTGTCGTGGACAACACGCTCGGCTTGTACGTGCTCCTGTGTTATGCATGGGTGCGTGCTTGTCAGCGTGATGGGGAGGAGCCTGATTATGTTGATTTTCAGCAACAGGTTGTTCCCGCTCTATACGGTGATGACAACACATTTACAGCGTCTGAGTTGGGACTTGAGAGGCTACGACCGACACAGTTCAAGGAGTTTGCTCTGGAGCTTGGCTTTAATGTCACTGCGGAGAACGACTTACCGTGCCCAGTAATGGACCTTGATTTTCTCAGTTCTTCGTTCACGCGCACTTGCGGTGGTTTCATTGTGCCTAGACCTAAGAAGCCAATGAAGGCGTTGGCAAGCATGGCCTTCCGGGGTGATGGGGACGTCCTCAACACTTGGAGCCGTGCATGTTCGCACCGGATTAACAGTTTCTTTGAGTCAGTGGTTTACGAGCAGGCTGACAGTTTCTGTCAGTTTTTGCTCCGCGTCATTGATCAGGTTCATGGCGATTCAGTTGAGTGGCAGCGTAGGAAGGGTGAATACCTTTCTGAGCCTGCTATTATGAGGTTATATTGCTCTACCGAGGGTGCGCTTAATTCACAGCCCGTTTAAAAGCTTGATGCTTGAGAGTGATTTTACTCAACTTACTGGGTCGCTTGGTGTCTTTGGAGTTATTGCTTTAATTGCGTACTTGTGGTGGCGTCAGCGTCAAGTCGGTAGTGGTCCAATTTAATTCTGGATCTGTTTTGTGCTGCTTTTGCCTTGTTTGTTCCTTTGCTCTGTTTAGAGTCATTTGATGGTGAAGAAGAATGCCAAAGTCTCGAAGGCCGAAGCGGCGCGTCGCGCTGCCCAAAGTTCGAAGGACAAGAAGAGTGGCTCTGGCCGTACAACGCCTACATTGGTTAGGCAGCCCGCTAAAAAGAGTAAGGGGTCCTCCGGCCCCTCTCCATATGCGCGCCTTGTTTTAGACCCGTGTACCGCGTCTTTCGCCCAGTCAAACCTTCCAGGTGCTGGAGGTTCAACTTCAGTGAGGTTACCTTTTCGGCAGATAGTTACGCTTCCGGCGAATACGACAACCGATGTAAATGGAACTCCTTCTACTGGAGTCACAATTTCTGACACTCTGTTTGCTGTTCTTACTCCTCATGCTATGGTTGCTGGCCCATCCACGCCTTCTGCACTTGGTATATTCTGTGCTGCAACCGAGAGTATGTATATCCCTCAGGCTGGAGGGGGGACTTATGACCCGAAAGGGTTGTCAGGTCTCTCTTCGTACGTCGGGGAGATGCGTCCTGTCGCTGCCTGCATAAGAATCACGTGCATGGGTGGGGATTCCAACAACACTGGAGTTTTCTTTGGCTATGAAGGGTCTGCAAAGGCCATCATAAAGCATTCTGGAGACCAGTCCACGATTTTCGTTCCAAATGTCTCCGCTCAGGACATGATTTTCAATGGTCAGAGCTCCGGTGATACATATTCCACTTTTGAGTCCAGGATTAACTATCCCAATGCCGAGGAAGATTGGCAGGAGTTTCGGTCTCTGACTGCCACATTGGGGCAGGCAGGGGCTGGGAATTCTACCAACAACTCTGGTGATGCGACAGATCCTGATTTCTCACAGATGCCCATTGCTTTAGTGGGTGTTACTAGTGGAACGCCTGGTTGCCGGTATTTGATTGATGGAGCAATTGTTTACGAGTGGTACCCCAGGTTCACCGTGGGTCTTGCCGCTCCACCTCGCACCACTGCGCCCTTGAATGTGCGCGAAAGCACAGCTAAGGTTGTGGCTGACGCGGCAAAGAGGGCGGGAGGCATGCTTGTTGGTGCTGCAATGAATCAGATGACTGCTGGGAATGCGAACCAAGTTTTGGGTTTGTTGAAGGGTGCTTATGCAGCACGAAACGCTGGACCGGCACGCATCGCGTGGTAGTCCAGCAAAGGGGCTCGAAGTGCAGGACCAAACCTGCCCCCTAATAACTTTAGTACCATGGCGTTCTGGCGCGAGATGGCTGGGTGACGAGTGAAAGTTGGGGGCGCACATAGCCGGGTTTTGCCGTGCATGTACATATTGCGTCCTGAAATTGGCATGTGGCAATTGTTGTTGTTGTTACGCAGGGTGGCCTTAAACTCATGCCCATTTAAAATACCCTGTCTGAAATCTAGCAATGGAGACTGAACTGCTTTCTGTTGCTCGTTGTAGCCGTTTTGTGGCTTATTGTATGGAGCACGATTTGCAGATTCTGGCTCATCGAAGGGAGGCACATACTTTGCTCCGTTCTACTCTTGCTGTGAGTGGTGACACTCATTGCATCGAACTGTCTGCGGATAAATTTGACAAGATAATGACTTTTCTGCAGCAGAATGATCAGCAGGTGCATTACGCATCTGCTGCTAACACTGTTGGAGTTTATGCCATTGTAAAGTTGATCGGTGAGTTGCGTAGGAGAATGAGGGACTATCACGTACCAGATCAAGCTGATCTGGGCTTTGAATACCTCTCTCCCCGTGGCCCACCGCCGCAGGTGGAACGGCGTGATCCATCAGCCAGTACTGGTCGAGCATCTGTGCCTGTCTTGGATGTCTCGCGTTTGGGACAGGATTCCCAACGCGGTGGCAAAAGACCTCTTGTCGCAGAGGGTTCTGAGGTAGAGGAGGATTAGCCATTACTGAAGCGTGCAGGCTTTATTAGGCCTGTGGGTATCGGTGGTGGCTTTACTCTAAAACCTCGGGGTAGGCCTGTCTTTTATGACTGGCTTTCTTGCGCGTCAGCTATAGTCTACTACTCTAGTTAGGTGGCTTAGGTTGCCTCGGAGGAAAGGAATGGTGTACATAGTTCCTTCGTGGTTTGTCCTGGGATCCTATTAATTTTTATTGTGGTAGGGTTCATGCGATC